CCTCTGCACCGCCTTCAGCAAAACCTATTGTATCTGCCGCAGGGAAGAAGATACCTGTGTTGGTATCACCAGTAGGGTAGATAGACGGTGCTGATGCTGAACCCGCTGGTACTTCGTTGACCGCACCAGAGGTGTTGATCGTGCCAGTAGCATCAGGCAGCGTCAGCGTTCTGTTTGTGTTGCTATTGGGTGCGGCAATGACAAACTCGCCTGTGCCACTAGCGTTTGGAGAGATTTTTATTGATGACATTATTCGGTCTTGGTCCAGTTAGTATATTTATATACATTTATTCGGGTTTAACTGGCCAAGTAATAACTGTTGGCCATCCGGATTGTTCTGGAACATCTAATAGTGCTTGTCTATAATCAATCCAAGCTTGTTGTTGTTCTTGGGTCATTGCATTCCACCGTATTGGATTTAATGTATCAACATGTCTTTTTAACTCTACATTACGAATATTTCTTTTATTAATAGCTATCATTTCGGTAGTTATAACATTAGGATTAATCCATTGGTCTGTATTCCAAGTCCAACCTATTTCACCACTATTGTCTGGAGCTAAAGTAAGATTTTCAACATTAAACTGGTCTTTGTTATCCAATTCAATAACATTAACGCATTTATTATTAGTATCTAAAACGCAATATCTCATATTTTCTCTTAAGAAGAAATGAATTCAATAATAAAGATAACACCGCCAGCACCTGCTCCGCCAGAAGCTCCTGTGGTGCTATCTCTGGAAGCAGCTCCTGACCCGCCACTACCAAATGCTCCGCCAGCAATACCTGCTGTGTTTGTAGCAGCCAAGGCGGCAATTCCTTGACCCCCGCCACCCCAGTAACTAGCTCCACCAGTTCCACTAAACGACATAATTAATACATCTTGACCTTGACCAGAACCGCCACCACCACCGGTTATATTCATTTCACCGCCTGTTGGTATTCCGCCAGCGCCACCAGCCCTGGACATATCTATTGCAACAACTCCTGTTCCTATACCGCCTGATCCACCGTTAGCTGTTAATGCAGTACCACTACCAACTGGAGTAAATGTTGTATTACCGCCCGCTCCGCCATCGGTACCGTTAGTTAGTGATCCAGCAGTTCCTGCTGAGCCAATTGCATATGTAGCATTAGCTCCCATTTGAGCAGCTGTGTATTCTCTAATAGCTGTCCCACCAGCACCACCGCCACCGCCTCCGCCGCCGCCAGTACCATCATTATCTGCTCCACCGCCTCCACCACCTGCACCAGTTGCATATACTTGGCAGGTTACCATATTAGCGGTTGGTGTGTATGTAGTTCCAGAGGTTAAAACTTGAATATTTACTGAAGTAAAACCTTTTGAGGTTTGTGTGGTACTATCAGGGAATTTAAATCCGCCAGTAGAAGATGCAATAACGCCGACTACATCTAATTTGGATGTTGGACTATCAGTACCAATACCTACATTACCAGAACTGTTTATACGCACAACCTCCAGACCACCTTCAGTAAAAGCTATAGTGTCTGCTGTTGGAAAAAAGATTCCGGTATTAGTATCTGCACCCTGTACCGCTGGCGTACCGGCAGAGCCATCTACACCCGCTATGCCTGTTGTGCCGTTAATCGTAATTGTCATATTAGATCACCACCCATATTGCGCCAGAGTTTACCGTAACTGCATACCCAGAATCAATTGTAATAGGCCCGATAGAACCAGCATTGTGTGTTCCAGTTATTGTAATGTTCTCTGCAATTGATTGAGCATTCCAAAAGATTGCCTTGTTAGCAGCAGCGCCTTCAAACTGACCGCCAGTAGGAGTATCCCATGTGGTGTCATAGTTAGTGTTAGATGCTTTCTTTAGATACTGTCCAGTAGTGCCGCCAATTGCAACACCGGGGCCAGTAGGACCAGTAGCACCGTTAGGAATACCAAATGACAGAGATACAGTTGTAGAGTTATATGCTACAGTCGGTGTTGAGCCAGCAGGCAACGAAGAGGCCGCTACATCTAAATCAGTTGTAAAGTTAATTGTACTCTGAGCTGATGCCGCAGCAGCAGCAGCGCTGGCAGCCGACTGGTTAGCATAAGTAAGTGCTAACTGTGCTGTACTTGCTTGATCGGCTGTTGCATCGCCGGGACCACCGGGACCACGATATATCGCCATATTAGACGTACCAGATTGGAATATAACCGCTTGCGTCTGTTGACCAAGCCTTGGTTAGTGTAGCATCTTCGTATATATTAATATAGTCGATGCCTGCGGTTTTACCTGTCGTACTAGCAAGAACATCTACAAACATAGCACCAGCATTGTCATAAGTATTGTATTGTGCGGGTGCAGAACCTAATTTCTTTGTGGGAATGTAGTCAACCCAAGCAGTTAAGCCAGTAGTGCTTGCAAGCGAGTTTACGACCATTTTTGTTGTACCGTTTGCGGTTGCATAGGTAGTAGGGTAGCAGCGAGGTATCATTTTAGTCCTCTATGTTGTTTTCTTTAACACCCTCAGCGAAGATGCTAAAGAAAAGCCTCCTAAGAGGCAAAACCGTAAGGTTTAGAATGCTGGACGAACTACAATAAAATCTACAATAGCAGAATCAAGATTTACTGCGCCAGCAGTGTTATTTAGAAGCGTCAGAGTAACCGTATTAGCAGCAGTTACTGCACCAGCGATAACGGTGTCTACAGTATCTATAGCGATAGATACACCCATGACGATGTCGCCAAGAGCAACACCAGGAACTGTTACATCAACAGATGCAAACGTACCAGAGCCGGTAGCAGCATTGCCAAAGTTAACAGCCTCAGAATGAGTCCACATCTCAGAAAACAATCCCTGAAACTGTGAACGACCTTGATTGATAGGCATAATAATCTCCTTAAGTGGTTAGAAGAGGGCCAGCCTTGTGAGCCAGCCCCCGATTGTCATTCCCGATTAGGCAGGAACAGCAAGAGCCACAGCAGAGGTATCACGCAACTCACCAACACCGTAGAGCGTGTCAGCAGTCAACAGCGTACCAAGGTACTCTTGTTTGTACTGGGTCTGAACACGAACACCAAGCTGGTCAACCAGAACAAATGCCTCTGGGTGTGCCAACAGAGCAACACGGGTAGTCGTTGTCGTTGCTGTATCAGCGTTGGTCGTTACAAAGACCTTAACGCCGTATACGTCACCAATCTGACCGTTACGGATGGTACCGCCATCACCAACGAAAGCCTGCTCAGTAAAGCGAGCAAGACCCATCATGGTGTTACGAGTTGCAGGAGGAACGATCAAGAAACGTCCGTCCATTGGAACATCCTGGTCATCCAAACGCTGGATTGCACGGCGAAGGCCAGCATCCGTCAAAGCCGTACCTACGTTGGTGCCGTCAACATAGAATGTTGAGCCATCACCAGCAAGATATGCTTTGTCGTAAGCAGCCGTGCCAGCACCACCCTGAGCACCACGACCCAACTGGATCAGCGATGTGTCGATACGGGTAGCAAGAGCGTAGCCAGCGTCATCCGTATAGAAACGGCGAAGCGAGGACAGAGCCTGAACTTCAGCAAAGTCTTCAATCAAACGGCTGTACTCATAGTGCTGGTTAATCGTGACAGTCTTCTCAGTGCCACTCTCAGCAATCAGAGTAACCTGCGAAGAAGCAGTCTTAACAGCAGCAGAGCCACGAGCAGGTGACGGGAAGTGCATAACATCGCCCTTCTTACCCTTCATGGACATCTTCTTGAACAGATTTGCTGCTACTAGGTTCTTCTTGTAAGCAGCGATGATTTCGTCAGACCATACCTCAGGAATAAAACCTGCGGTGTTGACTGTCGATTGTACTACGTTATTGGTACCTAAAGGCATGATAAATTTCCTTTGTTAAAATTGTTAAGTTATCGGACTCTGCCCTCTCGGTAAGCAGCCATGATTTCATTTTGCATCATGTCATACTTGTCAGGGTCCGTTTGCATGAGTTTAATAATGTCTGCACGACGGTAAATCTTCTTAGAAGGTGCTTCATCACTGCCCGAAGACACTGTGGTAGTGGCTGCTTTTACGGCTTGGCTACGGACCTCTTTCTCTGCTGATACTGTCTGCTGTGCTGCTTGTCTACGCTCTTTCCAGATAGACAACAACTCATCACCAGCATCATAATCAAAAGAACGGTCTGCACGAACAAACAACTCTGCCCTCACTTTGGAGGCTGCAACCCAATTCTGGAATGCAGGATCGGCAACAACTTCTTGGAAGTCAGGATGCCGTGTTTTTAGTTCGTTAAACGCCTTTGCCGCTGCCATCTCAGAGGAGAGTTTTTCAGCCTCTCGAATCTTTGGATGGTTTTCAATCGCCTTCTCTACCGCACGTTTAGGATCAGCGAAGAAATCAACTTCTTCGTCAGGTTCCGCTTGCAGTTGCTGTTTTGCTGTAGTTTGGGTCTTGATGAAGTCATCCACAACACGCCGTAACTCACCAACTTCACTGCCTTGTCTGCCAATTAACTTCTCGGCTTCCATGTGCATCTGAGCAATCTCTTTGGCGCTTTTACCCCGATACTTCTCAGGAACGTCATCTTCAACTTGCTCTTGAACAACCGGCTCTTCTGCTTTCGCTTCTGGTTCGGATGTGCTAATGTCAGTCAATACTTCGTTAGGATCTACTTCTTCAACGCCTTCTTCAATAAAACTAGCCATCTATTGTCTCCCGTGCCTCAACAGCATTAAGAAAGAACACTTATTACGTTTGAGGGGGTTCTCTTATCCCTCGGAAATACCAACTTTACGTTCATACTTCATGTGCGACTCTCGCCGCTTCTCCCAGGCTCTGCTTGCAGAAGGAAAATCTCCTGTGATTCCTTCTAAAGAGATTCTAGGAGCTGAGATAAGCCTTGTAGCGTCATTTGTACAGTGAGGACACTGTATGACTGTTACTGACTCATCTACATACTTTTCGCTTATGTGCGCTTTGGCACAGCGGAATTCAAATATTCTTTTCGCCATTTTGCAGTTCCTCGTAAGTTTGTTGTGACAAGTCTTTTAGACCAATGATGTAGTCTAAAATGTCTACCTGTCCTTTTTTAAACTCTAGGGTCACTGCATCGCAGTTGCGGATGTTCTCGTACTGGGTACGCATCTCTAATAGGTCTTCTAGGAGTTGCGACCACGCTGTGGTGGTCATCATAGAAAGCCTGTCTTCGTAATACTGCTGTAATTCTGGTAACATTTGTCGTAATTCTACCACACTTTTATTAGTTTGTCAAGCACTTTTTGCCGGTTTTGTCAAGTTTTTTTATTTTTGACGGGCAGCAACGACCTGAAGATTAGCAATTTCCTTCTTAGTGTCGATGTCTTTCTCTTTTAGGGCCAGATTAGCTACCTTGATGCGTCTTTCAAACTCAGCGGTGGGGTCATTGGAGTCTGAAAGGTACTTAGAGGCGCTTGCAGCTATGGAAGCCTGCAATTCTGCTGGTTTTAACTGGGTATCTACGGACTCTGCCTGTGCTTTTGTCTGGTTTAGGAGCACTTCAGACTCAAGTTTGGCATTTTGCAACTGAGCATTCTGCATTTGTAGCTGCTGAACCATCTGTTGGGCCTGCTGTGCCTCTGGATTGGGCTGCATCATCTGATCCATCTGAGCAATAATCTGCTCACGGCTGTTCAAACCGCTGTTTTCGATGATGGCTTTGAGCACAATCGGCACTACAGGGCTATCTGGGCCCAATGTTTTGAGTAGATTCATAAACTGCATCTGCTCATACTCACGGGCAATGATGCCTAGATTGCTAGAAGCGA